AGCCCCTGCAGGCCTCGAATACCTGCCGTTCCAGGCCGCCGGCATCGCCTATGCGGCCTCCCGCCCAAATTGCCTCGTCGCCGACGAGATGGGCCTTGGGAAAACGATCCAGGCCATCGGCGTGATCAACAGCGACCCCTCCATCAGCCGGGTGCTGGTGGTCTGCCCGGCGTCCTTAAAGATCAACTGGAGCCGCGAGCTGGCCCGCTGGCTCACCCGGCCCCTCACCATCGCCATCGCCGACGGCAAGACCCTCCCCGAAGCCGACGTTGTCATCGTCAATTACGACATCCTCAAAAAGCACCGGGCCGCCCTCCGGGCCCGGACGTGGGACTTGTTGATCGTCGATGAAGCCCACTACCTCAAGAACCCGAAGGCCGCCAGGACCACCGAGGTGCTGGGCAAATGGGGCAAAACGCCCGACATCGCCGTGCCGGCCATCCCGGCCCGCAGGCGCCTGTTTTTGACCGGCACCCCGATAGTCAACCGCCCCATCGAACTGTGGCCGATCCTGCAGGCCACGGATCCGGATGGGCTCGGGAAAAACTGGAAACGCTACGTCACCCGCTATTGCTCCGGGCATCAGACCCGGTGGGGTTGGGACGTGACCGGGGCCAGCAATTTGGCGGAGCTTCAAGAACAGCTCAGGGAAAAGATCATGGTCAGGCGCCTCAAGGCCGATGTCCTCACCGAGCTACCCCCGAAGCGTCGGCAAGTGGTGGTGTTGCCGACAAACGGGTGCAGCAGGGTTGTGGCCGCCGAGGCAAAAGCCTGGGCCGCCCACGAGGAGCGGCTTGACACCCTCCGGGCCGCCGTGGAGTTGGCCAAGGCCGAAAGCGACGAGGCTTACAAGGCCGCCGTCGCCGAGCTGGAAGAGGCCACGCGGGTGGCTTTCACGGAGATCTCAAAGGTCAGGCATGACGTGGCCCTGGCCAAAGTCCCGACGGTCGTGGATCATATCCTGTCCGCCCTGGAAGAGGTCAAGCAAGTGGTGGTGTTCGCCCACCACCACGACGTGATCGACGCAATCCATCAGGCCGTCCGCGAGGCGGGGTTCCCGGCAGTCAAACTGGACGGGCGCGACTCCCAGCAGGACCGCCAGGACTCGGTGGATTGGTTCCAGCAGGGCGCCGCGACGGTATTCATCGGCTCCATCGCCGCCGCTGGCGTCGGCATCACCCTCACGGCCGCCAGCACGGTGCTTTTTGCCGAACTCGACTGGGTGCCCGGCAACGTGACCCAGGCCGAGGACCGGTGCCACCGGATCGGCCAAACGGGATCGGTGCTCGTGCAGCACCTGGTCCTGGACGGCAGCCTGGACGCCAGGATGGCCCAGGTGCTGGTCGAAAAGCAGGGCGTGATCGACAGCGCCCTGGACGCCGACATCCCCGAGGACACGTTTGTGGCGCCCAAGGTCCGGCCCGCCACCGCCTCCGTGCGGCACGACGATCTGGCCGCCCTGGGGGACCGCCTGACCGATGACGATGTGCTGGTGATCCATGGTGCCCTCAGCCACCTGGCTGGCGTGTGCGATGGCGCCGCCCGGCGGGACGGTGAAGGGTATAACAAGTTTGACTCGCGGATCGGCAAACAGCTTGCCGCCGCGCCCCGGCTGACCCGGCCCCAGGCCGCCATCGGTTGGCATCTAATCCGCAAATACCAGGGCCAGGTTCCCACGGCGTGGGACCGGCTCAAACATTTGACTGGGGGTGGGCCAAATGTTTGACGCATCGTGGCGCAAAACATGCCTTGTCCGCCGGTGTTCGATAACAGAGGTCGATGCCTTTATAAAGGCTCATTATCTATCGAAGCGCCCGGCTATCGTTCTGCTGTGCCTGGTAGCCGAGCGCGACGAAAGGCCCATCGGATGTGTCGTGTTTTCTGCTCCACCGCGTGAAGCTGATAAGCGATATGGCGGGAAAACATGGGAGCTGGCAAGGCTGTATCTGTTGGATTGTATCCCAAAAAACGCCGAATCGTGGCTGATCGGGCAGGGTGTGAAATACATAAAGCGCCACCATACAGACGTTGAACATTTGTTGAGCTATGCCGACCCATCGGCCGGGCACAGCGGGGCGATTTACCGGGCGGCGAATTGGCGGCCCGACGGGAAAACAGACGACGAAAGAAAAACGCCCAGGTGCGACTATTACGACGACAGAACCGGCAAAAAGTACGGAAGACGCGGCAATATGCCTTCCGATGCAGTAGTGGTCAGAAAACCGAGGGTTTCAAAATATCGATTTGTGCTGCACCTCAAACACCTAACAACAGGAGGGGGAAATGAAGCCGTACCGCATCAAGTATAACACGGGGTCGGATAGCCATGGCCGATGCCTGTTCGACCTGTTCTGGATGGCCGACTACCATCCGGGCCACCCGGATGGAGAACATGCTCACCGTGAGCGTGGACAAGGGTTTTTCGGTGACCCGAGCGACAGAGGCTTCGACCGACCGGAAGTGGCTGCTGCGAAGGCCGGTGTCCCCGAAAAACAAATTATTTTTTCGATAAACCTGGAGGAAAAGCCATGAACGAGATCATCCAGAACATGCCCTTCGCCGACTACCGGTCGGCGCCCGGCGTCAACGTGTCGGTGCTGAAATGGATCAGGCGCAGCCCACGCCACGCTTACTACCACGCATACGATGAGCCGGAAGCCGAGAAGCCCAGTTGGCAGATGGTCCTCGGCAGCGCCGTGGACTGTCTTCTGCTGGAAGGGCCGGAGGCGTTCGAGGCGTCCTTTGTGATACCGCCAGAGATCAGCAAAAACAGCAGCGAGTATAAGGCCTGGGCGGCCGGCGAGTCCCGCCAGATCATCGACGGGAAGCACGCCAGGACGGCCCAGGCCATGGTCGAGGCCGCCCGCCGGAAGTGGACGATCCGCGACATCCTCGGAGATGGCCTCGCCCAGGTCAGCGTTTTTTGGGAAGACCCAGGCCTTAACGGGCTCCAGTGTAAAGGCCGGATCGACTGGATCGGCCAAGACCACACCGTGTGGGATCTCAAAACCACCGGGGACGCCGGCTGGTACGGGTTCGGGAGGTCCGTGGACCGGTGGGCATATCACTGGCAGGCCGCCTGGTACCTGCGCGGCCTGTCCGTGGTCACCGGAATCCGGCATGACAAGTTCGGGTGGCTCGTCGTCGAGAACGAGGCCCCGTATGAGTCCATCGTCTACCGGGCGGATCGGGAGCTTTTGGACCGGGGATGGGCGGAAGTGTACGCGGCCGCGGCCGAATATGAACAGTGTGTTGCAACCGGCGAATGGCCGGGATATCCAGACGAAATTCAGGAGCTTTGAAAGGGGGGATGGAGCCAATGCAGACGGATTATGAGGCGTTTTTGTTAAAAAAATCAGTATTAAACGAACAGTCCGGGTTTGAGGTAGATATGAACCGACTGAACCCAGGACTCTTTGCCTGGCAAAAGGCGACCATCCGGTGGGCTGTCTTCAAGGGGAGAGCAGCACTTTTCGAGGACTGCGGACTCGGCAAGACGATCCAGCAGTTAGAGTGGGCACGCATCATCCACGAAAAGACAGGCGGCGATATAATAATTTTAACGCCGCTTGCTGTTGCGGACCAGACGTATAGAGAAGGCCTTAAATTTGGTATAGCAAGCAACCTATGCCGGTCAGAGAACGATAGAAAAAATGGAATAAATATAACAAACTATGAGCGTATACACAAGTTTGATATGTCAAGATTTGTTGGCGTGGTTCTTGACGAATCATCAATTCTGAAAAACTTCTCCGGAAAAATCAGAAACCAAATCATATCCGAATTTATCAGAACACCATATAGGTTGTGCTGCACGGCAACCCCCAGCCCAAATGACTATGCCGAACTCGGCAATACGTCAGAATTCCTTGGAGTCATGACAAGACCAGAAATGCTGTCCATGTTTTTCATTAACGACACGGGCAAAGTTGGAACATGGAGGCTTAAGGGCCACGTTAAGGCCAATCTGTTTTGGGAATGGATGTGCTCGTGGTCAATCATGATGCAAAAGCCATCCGATATTGGATACCCTGATGACGACGAAGGTTTTGTCTTGCCTGAGCTGAGAATGTATCAGCACGTAGTGCCATATGATGGTCCTGTTCATGGTCTTTTTGTGGACGAGGCGCTTACATTAAGCGAACGCCGCGAGGCCAGAAAGGTTTCCATTGAAAAGCGTTGTGCTTTGGCTGCCAACTTGATCAACAATATCAAAGAAGAATCAATTGTATGGTGTAACCTTAATGCCGAATCAAAACTACTTTCAGAAATGATTGATGGGGCTGTTGAAATTACAGGCAGTGACAGCGCTGACCATAAAGAATTGTCAATGGTCGACTTTTCTAATGGCAAAATCAAGGCACTTGTAACCAAGCCCAAAATAGCAGGGTTTGGCATGAATTGGCAAAATTGCCATAATGTTTTTTTTGTTGGTATATCAGACTCATACGAGCAGTATTATCAAGCCGTCAGGAGATGTTGGAGGTTTGGGCAAAAGATCCCTGTCAATGCACATATCATCATATCAGAAAGGGAGGGAGCGGTATTAAGAAACATCCAACATAAAGAACAACTGATGCAGGATATGTTTTCTGGAATAGTGGAAAACGTTTCCGGAATCTTAATGGCCGAACTAAAACGCCACAGGCGCACTCAAACGATTTATGATCCTAAAGTCGAGATGGTGCTCCCAAAATTCTTAACGGAGGATATCAAATAATGAAAGTAATCAATCAAGAAGTTTGCGACAATTGGGCAATGTATAATGGTGATGCAATACCTATAACATCTGAGATGCCAGAAAATTCTCTACACTATACCATTTTCTCCCCACCTTTTGCATCTTTATTCACGTATTCTGACAGTGAACTGGACATGGGCAACTGCCGAGAAGATGGAGAATTTACGGAACACTTCAGTTTTCTTGTCGGTGAGCTTTATCGCGCAACTATGCCAGGACGACTCTTGTCTTTTCATTGCATGGACCTTCTTGCTACGATTACGCATGACGGGTTTATTGGGCTGAAGGATTTTCCAGGGCAGATGATCCGAGTGTTTCAGAATGCCGGGTTCATCTATCACTCCAAGGTTGTGATCTGGAAGGACCCTCTTGTGCAGGCGGTTCGCACAAAAAACCTCGGCCTGGCTCACAAACAGATCAGTACCGATTCCAGCAGGTGCAATATGGGGCTACCGGATTATGTCGTAACCATGCGAAAGCCTGGAACAAATCCAGAACCAATCGCACACGGCAGAGGCTTTGAATATTACATAGGTGATATGCCAGAACCAACGTCACCAAAAAATAAAAACCCTCGGGTCAATAAATATAGCCACAAAGTTTGGCAAAGGTACGCATCGCCGGTTTGGTTTGATATCAACCAAACGAACACGCTCAACGTATCGCAAGCCCGTGATCGTGATGACGAAAAACATATTTGTCCATTGCAACTTGATACGATAGCAAGGTGCCTTGAGCTATGGTCAAACCCTGGCGACGTTGTTTTTTCTCCCTTCGCCGGAATTGGTAGCGAAGGTTATCAGGCATTAAAAATGGGCCGTAAATTTGTTGGTGTTGAGTTGAAAACAAGCTACTACAATGTAGCCGTCAGAAACCTTAAAAAGGCTACCGCATATAGACACAATCAACTCGATATGTTTGGAGGTGTTGACAATGGAAGAATGGATCAAATCGGAAATTGATGAAGAGATACTTCGGGCCGAGAACCTTTATCCTGGATGGCCGGCGGACCCGGTACATGCGGCTGCGGTGGTGGCTGAAGAGGCAGGGGAGCTGGTAAAGGCCGCCCTTGACTACAGCTACGGCAAGGACGGCGGCGGTCCGGAGCGGGACATGCGGATCGAGGCCATCCAGACGGCGGCCATGGCGATCCGGTTTCTGATGGGCGTCGGCGAATATCGCCGGCTGGCCTATCCTGGCGGTGTAACAAACAATAGAGATGGAGGTGTCGAATGAAACGCATTGCATCGTTGACAATCAAGGGTTTGGTCCCCGGCCTCCCCGAGGTTGGGAAAATCAAGATCGGCCGCAAAGGCCAGACGATCACGTCCAAGGGCGGTAAGCAGTTCCAGCCGCCGCAGAAGTTGGACCACTTCGTGGTAACCACCCTGGACAGGGGCGCCGACGGCAACTTCATCCGGGATGAAAGGGTCCACGAGGTGATCGGCGACAAGCCCACCGAGATCCCCATTGTGTTGCTCTATAACGACCCCGAGTTGAACTTCCAGAGCCGTTACGCCTGTTTCCAAGGCACACGCCT